GCCTTTTTCTTGGATTGTTCCTCGTTAAGTTCTTTCTGCAATTGAATGAGGTTTGTCAAATGCCCCTCTTCATCAATATATTTTTCAATAATACCTGGATATGCCTTTTTCAATGCTTCAATTGCGCTATTACGATTTGCTGTAGCTTCCACTTCATCACTAGCAACAGAAATGAGGCGTTGAATTTCCTGCCTGTGAGCTTCTTCTTTTCGTATAGTATTCTCTTTTGAAGCATTATATCTTTCTTGAACCTCCTGCGCTTCGGTTGTCCGCTTGCTCAGTGCCCATATAGCAGATGCAGCACCAATCGCTACCGTAGCTAATAAGACATACGGATTCTTCAACATAGTAGCATTCAACAAAGCCTGAGCCTTCTGCGCCAACAATATTCTCCCACGCATAACCATTGTTGCGGCAGAATGGCCATTTTCGGCAGCAGTAACAAGCATCACTGCGGTCCGGTATGTACCATAAGTAACCACTAATCCAGCCAAGATCTTACCTACTGTTTCATAATTCTGAATCAACGAAGTTGTCATTTGAATACCGTCCATGATAACACTTTCCGACTTTGTTCCCAATTCGTTAAACACGGAATCCAAAGCATCCTGCATCATAGACAATTGACCATTGATAGTCTTTGAAGCATTCTCAGACATATTATAGAACTTACCACCTGCGGAAGTTGCATCAATGAATGCCTGTTGAACCATTTCAGCGGAAACAGCACCTTTGGACATTTCATCTTTCAAAGTTGCGATAGATTTTCCGGTCTTTTCGGAGATAATCTGTAACGGGTTGAATCCAGCGTTTATCATTTGATTCAAATCCTGCCCCATAAGTTTACCCGCTGCTGACATCTGTGAAAATGCCAAAGTCAGCGAATTGAACTTACTGGATTCCCCCATAGAAATATCACTAATGGCTTTCAAGTATTTGATAGTGTCTTCTGCTTGTATGTTAAATCCAAGCATCATCTTTTCTGCTCCAACCATATCTGACATAGTAAGTGGAGAAATCTTAGCCAGCTCCTTGATTTGCGGAATCAGTTGCCCTGCCATATCCTTTCCAACCATAGTCTCAATAGCGGTCTGCATGGATTGAAATTCTCCACGAACACGAATCATTTCAGAACCTAATGCCTTTAATACTCCAGCACCACCAATAACCGCCAATGCTTTTTTCCAAGATATAGCGATACCTTCGTTAGTTTCTACTACTTGTCTCCCATCATTCTTATAAAGTGTATATTCATCTCGGAGTTTCTTTACGGAAAGACGCGCTTCGGCTTGTTGTTGGGTTAATCCAAATAAAGCCGCCTTTTCTTCATCAAGAGCTTTGCGGGCAGCATTGTATTCTTCTAACTTGCCATTTGCTGATAACGAATTCCTTTTCAATGCTATACGATAAGCATCTCCAAGGCGTTTTACATCCGCTTCAATATCCTTAACTACCGCTTTTTGAGCAAGAATCTTCTCTGTGAATCCATTCACGGCCTGGGAAGCATCGAAGATTTTCCTTTTGAATCCCGTTTCCATCTCCGCTCCAGCTTTGGCTGCATTAGTCACCAACTCATCCAATCTTTGGTTGGATGCAGCAAGTTGGGCATTCAAAGCCTTGAAAGCAGCAGGAGTCTGCGTGCCATCCATGCTCATTAACTCCTGCTTTAATTTTGCAATTTCATTACGAAGTCTTACAACTTCTTCCCAGTCACTACCTACCTTAAAATATAATTTCGCCATATCTATTTCTTTTTCCTACGATTAGCCAATTCCTTACCACTGATTCTATTCACCTTCTGACCACCATATACTGCGTGTAATTTATCCCGTTGCATCATCAGCAGATTCCGATAAGGGATAATCTCAAACACTTCTGTATAACTCAGATGCAGCGTGTCAATCAAATGGGCTATCTGCCCGAAGAACGTTGTGTTTCCTACTGTTTCGGTCTTGCTGCCAGCATCGACACGTTCCTCATCGAGCTGACACACTGAAAAGCCGAAATATCCATCATAGAGAAACAGACTTCCAAGGCATCTTTGACTTCTTCAAAAGTGCCGTTCTCCAATTCTTTGACCAAACTATCATTCCCGCAGATGAAGCATGAAATACCTTTCAGCATATCTTCAGTAGCTTCAGGAAGTTCTTTAATAGCTTCCATGACATTATCTCCAGTCATGCCGATATTGGAAAAATGATGAATGGCACGACAGATAATTTTAATTGTAGGAGGTTTAATGGTATAAACCATCCCTCCTATCTCCACATTCATGAAATCCAGCCCTAACAAAGCATCAGAAACCGTTTTTGCTGCTTGATTCATATTCTTAAACTAAAAGGGGGAATGGTATATATCCATCCCCCGGTTATTACTCTTGTACTTTTACCAATGTTATCTCTTTTTTAAGAGTGGTATCAACTTCAGAAGGAGTGGTTTTAATATCTCCTGACTGAGTGACGTACCCCACTTTCGACACTTCATAGTGAACGGTAGCCCCAGCATTCACCTGCTTTGACTTGACCGTTACACCGTCCAGCTTTACGGTCGCATCGGAAGGAGTGGGTACAATGGTTACTGTAGTTCATGCCTGCAAAGCTTTAATCTGCCCCTCTTCGTAGTTATACTCAGAAGAAACACCTTCAATTCCCGGTTCCTGCACCAAGCCTTTTACAGCGATTGCAATTGCCTTATCCGTATTGGCTTCACGGGAAACAATACGGCATTTTGGGAAGATGAACCAGACATCATCATCGGTCAGACAGAACAATGCTTTGTTGATAATAACTTTATCCAAAGCACGCTTCCAACCCACATCTTTAGATGTTGCCTGAATAACATCGCCACCCATGAACGCTTTCTTGGTCTTCCAGTCATATTGTCCGATAGAGAAAGCGGGCGATACTTCTCCCGGCACATCATCGTAACGGTAATTCTTTCCCGTTAATTGGTTCTTGTACCCGGTGACAGAGGCTTCCGTTTCCTCAATCTGCCACGTTTCCCCGTGTACATTCAAAACCTCATCTTTCGCTTTGATAGCGGCTTGAATCAAAGTCTTTGCGATTTCGGGGGTAATGTCTGCCGTTACCTTATCAATGTCGGCAAACAAGATTCTTTTTATTCCTACTGCTGAAATCATAATCTTATAGTTTTACATTTATTACTTCAAATAAAATTCTCACATTCACGTAATGGCATTTCAAAGCTGTATCCGCTTCCGTGCCAATTGATTCGATAGAATAACGATAGGTTGTACCGTCATAGGTGCTTACTACATCATCAAGCAGCTTGCCAGCCTTTCTTTCAAGTTCGTTAAGCCGGATTGTGTTCGCTTCATTCTCGCTTAAATTGGGTACACATAGATTCACTTCTGCGAAAGATTTCTTCCAATACTTTCCCGGCTGTTGTTTCTTCGTGTGGATGACAATCCTTTCGGACTTCAATTCACCCGTCAGCGTTTCACCATCAGGCACTAGATCTATTCCGAAAGCCTTGCAGTCCCGGTAGAGGATGTTTCCTATGTCGGTAGTTACTATCATTCCACAATCTCCCAATCTTCTGCAAATACATCACTGATAGACGGAACCCATGAATCAGCGCGTCCGGTATTCTCATTGTAAATAAGACACTGGCTTGTGTAGTCAATAAAGCCCTTGCCTTTCAGAATAAGGTCTTTTGCTGATTGCGGAATAGATTGCATCTTGGGGATAATATCACTATCAATATGTGCTGGAACCTGTTTGAACACCATTAATCCTTTTCCGTTCCAACCGCTTCTACGAATTGGAAAACCTGCTTTGAGAGCCATAATAGCCATACCAAAATTCATCTTTATTACTTTTGCACCATCAGAACCTTGCATACGCTGTATGCGAGTATCAAGAAGCCGTATATAGTCGAACATTGTACAACACTGCATTTCCAGTAAACACTTGTTGTACATATCATTAACGACTTCATCCATTTTCCCTGAATCTATGAAAGCGGCTAACTTTACATATCTTCCATTGACTTCTTCGGCTTCTATCTGCATACGGTCAAGTGATGTATCGGCGAGTTTATACGCCTCCTCAAACGGTTCCGCTGGCGACCAACTCTCGTACCCGTCAGCATATTTAACGTGATAACCCATGCGCTTTGCATACTCTGCATCAGGCACTCTGCCAACTTGTAATAAACCTCTTTCATAAGCCTCGCCCATTGTCATAGGTTCTGCTTCAATCTGTTTTGTTCCAATGTACTTTTTCATTTTTCAAATTCTTCTTTTAATCGTTTCTCCGCAAATAAAGCAGCACTACTCAAAACATCATACCCTTTAGATTCTACGAATGATGCGTATTCCGCTTCGTTTTTCAATGTCAAACCGTCTTTATTGACATCGTAATCATTGGACGTTCTCAAAGTGAGTGTATGGTCTTGATAATCCCCATGTTCCTCTGCGTACTTCACGGCTTCATCGCCTACATCAATCATCTTCTTTTCGACCTCCCATTCTCCTTCATCGAAAAAGGAGTCGACATCTGAGAAATCGAAATCTACATCCATAATTCCGAATAGTTAAAGTAGTTTGTACTCTTCACTGTATAAACTTCGCCTTGACCTCTTACGCTATCACCATCCATGCAACGTACTTCATCACCAGCCTTGACAGTAATTCTCTTCTCGCATACCACATGATAATTCGGACGATACACAGAGCCGTTATCAGATGAAAACTCTTTGGTAGTGTTATCATCACAACGGCATTTGCACACCTCCTGCCAGCTTTCACCACCTGTTCCGGGAATAGGTCTGCCAAACTCATCCTTATCCATCGGGGTGATAACTTTTACCTGCAATATGTGGGGAGCGAATATCATAAGAAAGTCACTTTAGGTTTGTTACTCAGTTCGTCTTTCAAACCGTACTGTTTGCACAGCCATGAGTACAATTTCATTAGGCTATCAACATAATTAGACCAAGACACAGAAAATCCGCTTTCGCTGACCGAAGATGGATTTTGTATCATCCACGGAATTTGCTTTGCACAAGCGACCTCTAATCTTGCCCGATTTTCCTCGGCAAAAGGTTCTTCACCATCCAATCCCGTTCTTGAAAGTATATTTTCAACTACAAGATTAGACGGGGTGTTCTTATCAAATACGCTTAATACAAACTCCTTGTTACTCATGGCTGATATCATTCAATATGGTGTAATCAGTTTACTATATGCGGTATAGCTATAATGCGTACAATGTTTAGATTTATAGATGTATCTGAACGGACATTTGGGAACATTAATTCGTACCCCTTGAATAGCCATTCCCTCTTTTATCGAACACATCATAGCCGGGTTATTTGCAACCAAAAACATGGGATGCGTCATGGTCAGTACAACACAATCAGCCGGAGCCGTTTCCAAAGTGATAAACTGAATATCCGGCAGACCAACATCAACCAATGGATTCACGTATTCACACTTAGGAGATTCCACACTTGATGCCTGCACGCTCAACGAAACCAAAGACATCATCAAAAAGCCACACATGGCAAAAATAAAATTCTTCATTTCTTTTCTGATTTATAAAATTAGACAATGGAAGGGTAGAAGCACTACCCTATCCTTTTACTCAATCCCTAATGCTTCTTTCAGTTTGGCTGTTGATTCTTCATCCAGTTCTGAAACCTTAGACAAAAGAGTTTCCTCTTTCATATTGCCGGAAGCCTGCGCACCGATAGACTTCAAAGCATCAATCAAAGTCTTCTTCTCAAACTCCTTTTCAAAGAGGGAAATTTTCACCTCTTTCTTTTCTTCAGGGGCTTTCACTTCGGGATTTTTTACCTCAATCCGTTCAGCGAGTCTGCGGCTTTCCATATCCAGCACACGGGCTTCCTCACCGACTTCAATCACTTCACCGGGAGCATAATACTTACCAGTAAACTTATCACGGAAAACAGATATAACCTTTACTTTCATATCCTCCTCCTTATGCTGACTGGATTGATGC